AACGAGGCAACACAAAATAGCAATGCGCAGCTTGACTGCTGCAAGAATCGATGTTTCATAGACCCACGCACGGCATAAAGTAAAAAAACCGCAAGTACTTGCGTACTTACGGTTCTTAACTGGTGGTGGAGTATAGCACTACTGCAAACGCTCATTCCACACGATAGTGGGCGCTGTCGTAGCCCGTCTGGACACCTGCATTAAAAGTCTAATTTTCCGGAGTTCCACCACTTTTGATTCAGTTCGGAGCTGGCGCGCTAATTCAGTTGCGTTCATCAAGCGCCTCAAGACGCGCCTTCACTTTTTCAGATAGTTGCTGAAGCCCCTCGCCGTTGTTGAGGTACTGGATGTAGCGCAGATGACGGAGATCAAACGGCACATCATCAGCGGACTGGGTAATCAAAATGACATCCTTGCCTAGTGAGTGTGCAATTCCTGCCTCGTAGAACACGTTCGCATTCTTCCCGCTCAAATCGCAAATGACCACGCTTGAGTTGCAGATCAGTGAAACCACATCTTGAATGATCGCATCGTGGTTCCAAATGTCATCGGCTCTTTTGCACTTTTTCCCAACCGCCTCAGTTGCTACTCCCAATGCGGCATAAACACCGTCGAAACCCGCACTAAAAGGCATCATGGCAGACACTAGGCGATTATTTGCTGGCTCTGGGCTCAATTGAAACACTTTTGGCATAGGCAGATCGCTGTACAGATTCCGCAACAATACCTTGTAAAGATCTACATCTTTTATTGCCCAGTGTGTTCGAGTGAACTCAAATTCTTCGATCCCCAACTCCCTGGCCATTCGCAACAGCGATGAATTCGGGATTGGACGGATGGCCGGATCGACTGCATATTCGATCTGAAATTCCGTACCTAAAAGTTTGAGCTGAGTGATGGTTCCGACGTGCGCAACCTGGTTACCTGCGCCCTGAGTTTCGGACATAAACAATGTCGGCAGTTTTGATACTGCATTGATGTCTAAGACCCTGTTCGGCATGAAGCGCTGGGCAATCGCAGCATCGGTGTATTCAAGTACACGGCCACTGCCTACCGTATCACGATGTGGCTCCCAACCGCCCCCCAAAACAATCAAATTAAACATTCATCAATCCCATCACTTGAGTCCATATCAGTCACCACGACCGCCGTTTTTTAAGGATTTGGAACTTGCTTTTCCAGTGTCAGAAATCCGCGACTTAGCAATTTTCCACTTGGACTTCAGCGGAAAGTACGCATGAATGGTCATCCCTACAACTTCTGGAGAATCCTGATGGAAACAACAATCATGCCCGAAAAAATGACCATGAATGAAACTGAGCTGAGCTACCGATGGGGACTCAGCCCAAAGACTCTACAGCGCTGGAGATGTGAAGGTCGAGGCCCCAAATATTGGAAGCTGTCTAAACGGGTTGTTTACCCAATTGATGAGGTAATTTATTTCGAAAACAATGCCCTCTACGAATCGACATCTGACAAGGCATCCACCCCTCCAGATCTTCATCCCCCGGTGCGACTTTACTCATCGCGGGAGGCTGCAAACGTTACCGGGTTTCCGATGTATTTGTGTTGCGATCAGGCCAAGGGATGGCTGCTCGCGTAATGCATCACCACATCCAGCGTGCAGGCCTTGATGCCCACAGACCCATCTGGGGTGACGTCTTCAAATTTGGGCGGCATCACTTCGGCATGGTCGATCTGTCCAGCCAAAGTCGGATCCGCCAAGATCAAGGTGCCAAGCGCCTGAAGCAGCTCGTCCATGCGCGCGTCTCTGGCAGATGCTTCGGGATGTGCGACATAGATTTCGATGCTTGCAGCGTGCTCCCAAAGGTAGGTCACAGGCGACAAGGTGACATCGACCTGCGTCATGTCACCATCGCGCAGGAACACCATCGCGTGTTCACTGAGCCTCTCAGGTAAGGATGAATTTCTGCGTATGGCATTGGGCTGCAGGGGAAGCCCGTCCAACAGCGTGAACAAGGCCCCCAGTGCTGTACTGCGCCGGGGATCCCAAACTTGCGAACAGCCGTTTGACACCCAGTGCAAACGGATCGCGGGACATCAGCTGGCCAAAAGCTTGACCAAGAGCCCCGGGCGATGGCACATCGGCAACGGATTGCTCTGCGTATGCAGATCCGTGCCGCGACCAAATTCTCGAGGTTCTTGCTTGGCGTACAGGGGCTGCCCCAGCGTATTGACCGTCTCATTGAAGTCAGCCGGTGCAAAATACGTGGCAAAAGTGTCCAACGTGCCCTCGGGGAAGGCATGACCTTCTCCAGAAGCGATGAACTTGCGCACATTGCCATCCACATCAGAGGCCTGCCCAAGATACTCCTCGAAGGTTACGCCCGCAAAGGTGAAGCCAGTGCGTTGGTCTGCACGCAGCGCCAGGCTCTCCTGATACCACTGATAGGCCTTGACCACATTGGGGTGGGCGGTCAGCAGATCGAAGAATTCCGGCGAGACCAGTACGCGAACACCGGTCATGTACTCGCCCTTGAGGTTGAGTTCAAGGTATCGCTTGAGATCCAGGCACTTTTTCTTGACATCGGTTTTTTCGTTGTTGAGCGCGAAGTTGAATTCCTTGGGCTCAATACCGAACTCATCGAAGAGGTTGTAGAGAACCGAGCCGTCCGCATCCAGAATCACGCCCTTGAGTGCGCCCATGCGCAAATGCTCCAGCGTGATGGCGTGCTTGTTGCGCATCGACTGCAGATGCTCGGTCATCACGTTTGCGATGGTATCGGTGTCGGTCTCAGACCCAAAGGCGCGCAGACCTTGAACCTCTTCTGGCAGCACCACATCGTCGTGCGGAATGTGCGGGATGATGAACGAGCGCAGAGTACGGCGACCGCGCTTTCCCACCGTGCCAGGCGCACCTACGGGCAGTGTGGGCAGCAGGTTCAGAACGCCGTTTCGCTCTTCCACCGCAATCTGACGAAAGCGCACAGGGCGAGCAGGCATCAAGTTGAGCTGATCGAGTTTGCCGAATTGGTTGGGCAGGATATTGATGGCAGCAGTAAGCGCCGTCATCGAAAACGCAGGGGACTGGAAAGGGTTGTTCATTGCTTAGACTCCTTGACGAACGAGGATGCCGATCGCTTCGAGTTGAGCGATAGCTGCGGTTTTTTCTTCCGTGGTGATGGCAGCGGGCCAGATCAGCGCGTGATCGGCCAGGATCGCTTGACGCGAAACAATCAGGCCGTTGGTTTTTTCTGCGGCACTGGCATCGATGCTTTGCAGCACCACGCCAGCGGCCACTTCTGAACCGTCGGTCGCAGAAGGGTCGAGGGCTTTGACTTTTTGCGTCGCACTCACTCGGCCAATCACGGTCCCGAGCTTCAAGTTCTGCCCGGACACCACCGTGACCTGGTCACGGGAGTAGAGGTTTTCTTCCTCGTACTTGAGCAGGTCGCCCAAGGTGAGGTCATTGGTAATGGCAGTCATCAGGTTCTCCTATTAACGGTGGTTGAGTTGCGCTGCGTCACGCTGGCTTTGAGCGCGCTGCTTCGCTGCTCGAACGACAGGGCTGTCTTCGGGCTTGGTTTGGGCTTGTGTTCCTGCCTCGGGCAAGATGCGACTGGAGATTTCGGGGGATCCAGAGGCCTTGGCCGCCAGAAGCTCCTTGCGCGCCTGGTCAACCGAAACACCGCGCTCAATCAGGCCCGCTGTCATCTCGGACTTCCCGGCCAGAAGACACATCTCAGCAATGGCCAGCACCTGAGCACTGGCTGCCCTGATGTCATGGCCTTGGATGACGGCACTTGCTTGCACCTGCGCACCGGTTTCTCCCCCTGCTTCTTGCGAGGTATCGTTGCCTTGGGCAGGCTCAGATCCAGCACTCGGCTGATCGGCTGGTTGAGATTGGCGTTGATCTTCTTGGGTTGTCTGCCCATCGGCAGCTTGGGTTGCATCGTTTTGCATGCAAACACTCCTTTTCATGGACGATCCGGGCATAGAGATCCCCATCTCGCGGCCCGAACCTTGAATTCGCGCGATGGATGTCGTTTGCGTTTGGAGCTCTTCACTCAGAGCGAGCAGTGCGTCGTCAAGCGTCCCAACAACGTCTGCCAGTCCGGCATCAATCGCGTCTTGCGCGAAATACAGTCCGGCCTCGGTGTCTTGAACGTCTTGCGCAGAGAGGTTTCGATTGGCTGCGACCGTCGACACGAACAGGCCATACAGACGGTCCACTTCGGCCTGTAAGGCCTGAGCCGCATCGGTGGACAACGGCGCATGGGGAGACATATCGTTCTTGCGGTCCCCGGCGTATACCGCTGTGTAGCGAAGCCCGCTCATGGCGTCCCGCTGCGACTGATCCACGTGCAACGCGATAACCCCAACAGAACCCACACCGCCGGTCCGGGTGACGTAGACCCGGCTGGCCGCACTGGCTATGGCATATGCCGCCGAGAACGCATCATCGTTGGCAACAGCCCAGATGGGCTTGATTTGCCGAGCCGCCATGATCTGATCCGCCAGATCAAAAGCCCCTCCGGCTTCACCGCCGGGTGAATCGATGTCCAGCAAAATCGCGTTGATAGCAGGGTCACGCACGGCCTGCGCAAGCTGCGCACTGATGGCCGTGTAGCTGGTCAGACCCGAGGCCGCATCGACTACTGCTGCTCGACGTACCAATGTTCCGGACACACTGATGACAACGATGTTCGATGTCAGTGCTGTGGAATTAACAGGCGGGGCTTGCGCAGCCAAGTGCTTGATGAGTGCTTGCGAATCGTCTGACATGGCCAATCCCAAACGGGGGCCAAGCACCGAGAGAATCACATCCAACTTTCTGGGGTGAATCAGCAGGGGCGTGCCAAAGATTCGCGATGCCAAATGTGGCATCGACGAGATGTGGTTCATAAGTCCTCTGGTTTCAGGTTTGCTGATCCACCAAGGGCGCGCTTGGTGAGTCAGGAGGGAGAGAGGGTGCTGCCGAGTTGGTCGCACCATTGCGAGCTACTTGCCTGGGGTCCGTATCCAATACGAGCCCCAACGCATCGGCTCTCGCGTTGTCCGCTGCGATCTCTTTGTCGATCGTTTCGGCGTCGTAGCCAAATGAAGAAATCGCTTCGGAGCGGCTCATCAATCCGGATCGAATGGCCAACTGCAGGGCTTTGAATTCCTTTTCAGGATCCACCCACTGCCAACCTTGGGGAATCCACTTCGCCGTCTGCCACGCTCTGGCAGCTTGACGGTTTTTGGCATATCCCGGCGCAGCCAGGGCACCACTAAGCACTGCCGCATCCATCCATGCACGCCAAATCGGGCGACACATCTGATGCACGATGACGCCATGCTGGATGGCTTCACATCGGCGACGGAATTCCAAGAGCCCTGCACGAATCGACGAGTAGTTCACGCCCGACAGATCGCCTGTCAACTGCTCATAGGTGATGCCCATGGCTACAGCGACTGCACGGAACTGCACCCGCAGGAACTCCGCGTAGGAACCACCAACATCCGCTGGATCGGAGAACTTCACGTCCTCACCCGGCTCCAGGACTTGCAGTGTTCCCGGCTCCAAACCCGCCATCGCTACGCCCAGCTCATCCGCTTCGCTCTCTCCCAGCAGTTGGTCTTCTGGCGACTGGCGCGTGATGAAGCCAGCGAACATGGCCGCAGTCTTTTTGCGAACCAGCTCAGCGTCATCGTATTGATCGAGTTCGTTGAGCTTGACCAATGCCCGCGACAGCCAGGGCTCGCCACGAATCTGACCTGGCCGCAGTGGGCGAAACAGGTGAACGATCTCCTCAGCAGGAACAGGTACCAGGTCGTTGCCATTGACCGTCAAACTCGGGTCACCCGGATGCTCGCGGTAAAGGTGATAGGCCACCCGACGGCCAAGGGCATCAAACTCGATGCCGCTACGAATCGGGTTACCCGATGCACTGAGCGTGTTCAGGCTCAAAGGAAGATGCTCTGGCTCCAGAATCTGCAATTGGATCGGCACGCTCAGGCCATCTTCTTGTCGCCGATTGCGGATACGAATCAGGCATTCGCCGCCCTCGACCATGGCACGGCAGGCTAGTGACTGCAGGCCGTAAAAATCGGTGAGGTTGTTGCTGTCTGCCTCCTCGACCCACTGCCACCACAACGCGTGAATTCGCTCCCGAAACTTGGGGTCATCCACCAAGGATTGAGGCTTGATTCCAGTGCCAATTGCGTTCGAGACAAAGCTGTCGACCGCGTTAGCCGCCCAAGCGTTTCGGCGCACCAGGTCCCGAGACTTGACCCGCAGTTGATTGCCCGTGGCCAGCATCGCCGAGACCGCCCCCGGGTCACCAGGATTCCAGACACGAGATCTTCGGCCTGAGCCTGCGACCTCGTGAACGGAATTCCAGCCCACATAGGCGGTGAGTTTTTTCCAAAAGGCCATCTCAGAACCCCTTGGATGTAGTGATCCTGATCTGACGAGTCTTGGTTTTTCCGCTGTCTGAGGCGAGCGCCGCCTCCACTTCGGCCAAGGCCAGCTTGAGATCGGAGACCGTGCGGTACTCAATGGTCTTGCCGTCGTAGGTCACCCGATGCTCACCACTGGCAATGGCCTCTCGCAGTGCTTGGGCATGTTCAAGGGTATAGGTCGTCATCAGTTCATCCACCGGCTGCGAATCAAGCGCCTGCCGCGTTGTGGTCCTTTAGAAACAACGAAGCCACCGCTGAGGGTGGCTTCTTGCTTGGTTGATTGGGCGTCTTCAGGTGGTCCTGCCACGCCTAACGGTTTTTCCAATTCGCGCCAGTGACGCTCCTCATACCGGTCAAGACCAGCCAGGCTGGCAGCCGCCCGCGCATAGACGTAGCAATCAAGCGCTTCGTTGCGCTCCCGAATCTTTTGCCACTCGCGCACCGGATAGCCATTGCGATCCCGACGCGTGACCAACTGCTCAGAGCACAACT